GTTTGTAAATTTAAAAAAATTATCAACTCCTGTTAATCCTAACCCATCTTGTCTTCCAGCAGTTATTTTACTACAATAAATTCTACCACTACCTTGCACATAATTTTTATTTGCTCTTGGTGCATAATAAGATGGAAAATCCACCATTTTCGTAGCACTTGACGTAGCTATATATTGCGTATTTGTTGTAAAATTAATAGTTTCTCCGCCAAATAAAGTATCTTCACTATCTATCAATATAGAGGTATTTGCTAAATTTTCAATATTTAAAATTCCTTTACTATCTACACCTCTTGCTACAACAGTTGATATATTGTTATATTTCGTATAAATTAATGGAACTGTTGGTAATAATTGTAATGAGTATTTATAAGGTTGTCCATAAATACTTTCATAAGTAACTCCTGCTTGATTAGTTGTATTTCCATCCCAAACAGTACTTAAATAATCTTTTCTTTCATATATGGATATTATATCTGAAGATTTATTTCCTATGTATATTCCACTGTAATTATCTCCAAATTCAGCTTGATTAGTTCTGTTACTACCCATTCCCCTTACTAATCCTATTCCAGCAGTTCTTGTCACTTGTCCAATTCCAGTCAATACAATTCTAATTCTTTTAGTTAAGTTTTGTCTTGTTGGATTTTTTGGAATTAAAGAATATAAAATTTCTGTATCAAACATATATAAGTCAGAACCTGTATAAGTCAACATAGAATTATTTTGAAATTCTAATGTTAGTTCGTTTATAGTTGGATTTATAGCTGTGCTTGAAGATGTTTGTAATACAATAGTTGAACCTGAATATTGAGGTGTTGTAATATCGCCTGTTCCTATAAAAGCAGTTCTCGCTTGATCGAATGTTAAATATGGTCTTATAATAGAGCCATCAGAAGGAGAATTTATAGTTGGTATATATTCACTATTAACATAAAAAGTTTTTAATTCACCTATTAATAAAGTTGGTGTTTCTATAGATATCTCGTTATCTGTAAAAGTAATATTTAAAGAACTTGATTTTATAGTTTTTCCTATTATAGAAATATCATTTATATTTTCAACTTCTGTTTTCAATAAAGGTATTCCTGTTCCTGAATTAGAAGTCTTAATTTTTCTTAAATTAAATTGTTTNCTATTTCCNCTAGTAGTTGTNTCTTTGTATATATTAGCCCCAGAACCTATATTGGAAACTGAATAAACATTTGTATCGTAATATCTAAAAAAATTAAATTTTTTATTTGAATATGTAATTCCAAAAGCTACAATATTATTTGAATATACAAAATTATTAGTCATTAAACCTTGTTCGGATCCAACAACTTCTCTCCATTCATATCTAGTACCTTCTTCTATACAATAAAATACTGTACCTTGAACATATGTGTAAGCTAAATTATTACTAACACCTAAATTAATAAGAGCTGCTTCATTTTGGATATAAGATTTTATATCTAATGGTATTTGCGTAGGTATTTTTAAACCTAATGGTATGTTTGAATAATCTGACATTATGTAAGTTTATTTATTTTAAACAACATATCTCCGTGTGAGTAAATATTAGTTGATACAAATAGTGTTGAATTTGTTTTAGATGTAAATGTTTTTGTGAATCCATTCGTAACATCTATATTTAGTGAATTTAAAATATTAAAAGTAGAAGAAGTTTTTGTATCAGTTATAGCAAAACATATTCTTCCAATTTCACTATAAGCTATAGTTTTACCAGTTTTAAAAGATAATAAAGTGTCTTTCTTTTTTGTTCTTAAAAAACTAATATCATCCATTTTTTCAACAACATCTAAATTTGTTGTATAATAACTATCTTCTTGCCAATAAAATATTTCTTGACTTGGAGAATATGTGTTACAATCTAAAAATTCAGCTTGTATAAATACAGATTTTGGTTTCTTTTTGTCTTGCTCCAAAACCATTGGCATACATGTATTTTTAGATGTTGTTAATATTCTATTATAAAGAGTTGTTAAAGTGCTTCTATTTTTTTGAGAAAGAGTAGCATAACAAGCGTTTAGTAATTTATATATAGCTTCTAGTATATAAGGGTCATTTGAATTTAATTTTCCAGTTAAGCGAGCTTTTCTATATGTTTTTTCAATAGATCCAATTATTACTGAAACATGTCCTTTTTCGTTTATTTCTGTCATTTTTTAAGCTTGTAAGTATCCACTACATGTTGAACAATTAATTGGAATACAATCTGTGCAAGGAGTAAGTGAACAAAGTTTCTTTAACTTAGTTACCATTTGAGAGGCTTGAGTATAATATCCTATTTGCAAAGCTTTTATAATATTGTCTATTAACATATTTATAGTTATAACCATTTGGTTAGATTTGTTTTTATCACAATCTACACAATTAGTTATTTCTAATTCTAATAAAAAACTAAGTAAACAATAATAATATGGTGTTAAGTTATAAGTTACACCTGTAGCAGGAGATTGACAATCTTGACATCCAGGAGTATCCACATAATCACTTTCAACTTCTATATATATTATATCTTCAAAAATTGGCAATTCAAAATCAGAAGCATTTATTATTAACGTTTCCTTCTCATTTACCTGTAAAAGGTAAGGTTCTAAATCTATGGCTAATGAGTAGTCTTTATAATTAGGCATTGTCCATACTAAAATAGATGTGATTTTATAATTAAGTTCAGTATGAACCTCTATAGCTAATTGAGTACCGTTTGTTATAATTTCAAGATTATCTATTACTATAGCCATATTATTATATTTAAATTATTATTTGAGTATTTCATATTTTTACAAAAAAAAAGGGAGAGAGTTTTTTATATCTCTCTCCCTTTTAGGTATTATTTAATTATTATTATACTACTGCTAAATCTGCAGGAACAGCAACTCTAGTGCCTACCGATGTACGTAGATTAGCTAGCACTGTATTAGTAGCAGCATTGTTAGCGACTACATTAGTTACTTTATCTACAAGAATTGTAAGAACTTTATATTGTCTTTCGACTGAAGTTTCTTTTCTTGTTGAAAAATATTTAATTTGAATTGTATTATAGAACCCTGTTGGAGATGCATAATATGGAGTTCCGAAGTCTGCAGGATATCCTGTTTGACGATAAACTTCATATTTCATTCCTTTAACAAACCATTCAAAATTAACTGCAAACTTACCAGTTCCTGAACCAGGACTAGCTTGTGTAGTGACAACTGGAACAACTAAACCACTATTAGTAGCTGGTTGAGTAGTATCATATGCATTTAAGAATGATTTACCAAGAACATCAAATTCAATTTGTTTTCCTATAATTTTACCAGCAACGAATTTTTGAACTTTACTAGTAATAGTAAAAGTTGCGCCTCCAGTAGATACTACTGTTAATTCAAAATTACCTCTTTTAATAAGATTTTTTTGAAGAGAAAGTAACAATCCGTCTTTGATAGCTGTTGTAGTTTCAGCAGAAACTCCAGTAACATAGAATCCTTGAATAATTGCAAAGTTTTCAGGAGATAAAGATCCGCCGTCATTATACAATCTAACTTCAATTTCATAAGTTGTATTAGCAGTAGCTGTACCAACTGTAACAGTAACTAATTTTTGAACTTCAGCTGCATACTCTTTAAGAGTAATTTTTTCAACTAAAGCAGGATCAATTACATCTGAAAATTCATAATCTAATCCCTTAGAAGCGTCTCCATTAGTTTTTTGAAGATAACTAAACGGAAGACCGTCAGCAATAGCTGTTCCTTGACTGTTTACAGCTTTAATTTCTTTATCAGAAGCTGTTGCAATAAATGTTTTTGTAGTAGTTTCAGTAGCTACAGCATTACCTATAATTAATTCACCAACTTGATTTGGTCCGTACATATTTTATATTTTATTTATTATTATTCATTTCTTTGGTCTAGTTGAACTTTTGTTTCAAGTCCACTAGGTTTGTAATCTCTTAATGCTAATTCAACTGCTCTGTCTATTATTTCTCTTTGAAAATCTTCAGACAGTATACATGTTTGCATAGAACTAACTCCATCAACTGTTAATCCTTCACCAGGAAAAGCAGTTGCTAGATTAGACAGAACTATTGGTGGAGGATACATTATATATCTTAAATGGTATTCAGATATTGTATATGGACTTATTAACTCCACTACTCTATCAGCTCCTATTTTAGCTATATCCATTCTCCATACAGTAGAACTATCTGGTTTTTTAAAAGGATTACTTATTTGTATTGTAAACTCATCATGTGTTTTTACAACAACATTTAATATGTTACCATTATAACAATCTGTTGTTGATATTTTAGCATCTTCATAAACAATAAGAAAGACATCATTAGGTATTTTAAAAAATTTTGAATCAGAATGTATCTTTGATGTTGAAGTTACAATTTGTGTAGACTTGTAATCTTTTACAAGCTCTTTTAAATCAACTCTTCTTTTTTCTGAATTCTCAAATCCTTTTCTATACTTATTTCCGTCTGGATTATAATTATTTTTAACTAACTCTAATTGTGCTTTTGTAAGATAAACTGACAATTCATAATCATCAATGTTAGGAGCAGACATAGTCGCAATTGCATTATAATGAATTTGAAATTCGTTTCTTATCTCGTTTGTAGTCATAATTATTTTTTATTACCAAGCATCTTAGCTTCTATAAAAGATCTAACGTCTTGATGTTTTGGATTATCTATATAAGTAATAGCATTTTCAAATGTTGGTATTTGACTGTTTTCACATAAATCCAAACCATCATTTGTTGAATACTTATTGCCTGTTTTAATTATAATTCCTTTTTCAACTGCATTATTAATTAAGAATTTAGTATCTAATGATTTATCTTTCATTAATAAAACAAATGATTCTGGTTTTGTATCAATAAGCTCTTCAACTTTAGTTTGAAGCCATTTTAAAGTAGTTTCTTTTGAAATTGGTTTATTAGTCAATAAAGCCAAAATTCCTATCAACTTATCTTTATCATCTTCAATTTTTCCATATAATTTGAAAGCTTCTTTTTTGTTGTCGAAACCTGATTTTTTTTCTGTTAATTCTTCTTCAGCAGATGTAATAACAAATTGATACGTTTGTTTTAAATTTCTTTCAGCCCAAGTTGGAGCTATATCATTTTTCAAATATGTAAGAATCTTGTATGATATATAATCAATAGGATTGCTAAGTTGCAATAAATTGTCATCTTTATATAATGATACTTGGTGATCATACCAAAAATCTCCATACACTGATAAATCTAATCCAGTTAAAGCTTCTAAATATTCTTTTTCATCCTTAGTCAATACATTGGCTATAGAATTGTTTTTTAGTAATGGAGCTTGAAATTTTTTCACCGAACCATTAAGCATCCCTCCAGATATAACGTGGTCTTCACCAACGTTAGATGCCATACCTTTTTTTCTTTTAATATACTTTACCGTGATAGTTGTATCAGGTAATGTAAATTTA